CCAGATGCAGCGTAAGCTGGTCGCCAACGCCTTTGACAGCCTCGCCAAATACAGAAAGCGAATCGCCAGCAGCCTCGATCTGTTCAGCCTGCACGCTGTTCAGCGCCGTTCCCAGGATTTCAGCCTGCCGCGCACCTTCGGCAATTGCGTCAGCGTCCAGCGCCTGGATTGCAAACGCGGCCTTGCTGCCAAACAAATCGGCAGCAACGGCCGCTTGTTCGGTCGCCGGTATGTTTTCCTTTATGGCAGTATTTACGGCGGCGATGCGCTGATCCAGCGGCAGGTTCGCCAGTTCGGATGCGCTCAGGTTCAGCCGCGCAAACGTGTCCGCCATCTGGACGTTGCCGCCTGCAGCCTCGCCCATTGCGATCGACAGCTTTTTGCTGGCCTGCTGGATCTGCTGGAATGACACGCCAGACAAATCGCCAGCGCGTTTCAGGTTCGTCAGCGATTCGTACGTTGTGTCCAGCTGTTTTGATAGATCGACCTGGGCGCCGACGGCTTCCAGCGATGTCTTGACCAGTGCCGCAGCAATGGCAGCGCCGGCAGCAGTAGCCGCAGCGCCCATCTTGGCGATGTTGCCAGCATTGGCGCCGACTTTATCGGAAAAGGATTTAAGATTATTGGATGCGGTCGTCAGGCCGGCCTGAAAGCCGGCGATATTTATGCCTAAAACCGCCGTGATGTTGCTTTCAGTTTCAGCCATTTTTCACCCTAGCCGGTCGTATAATCCGCCCCATTTGTCGGCGGGTTTTTCTTCGAGTATGTGGCACTCATACAGCCACCAGAATTCGTCAGGATGCAGCTGCCAAAACTCGACAGGCGAACACCATTTTGCCCCGACTGCCGCCTTGTATGCCGCCTTTACAAACTGCGGCCTGGTTACTGCTCCGGCGGCTGTTCCGGCTTTTTTGCGTCAGCGCCTTCGATCAGGTCAGGCGGCGGCACCATCATCACCAACAGGCCGGTCACCAGCTCGCTGATCACCTGCGTCATGTTTGCGCCGGATTGGAAAATCGCCGCATAAACTTCGTCGTCAGTAACCCGGCAGCCTGCATACCGCAGCGCCGTCGCATAGCCGCTGGAAACCTTCGCCAGCTTTGGCGTGCCGTGCAGGTCTGCGATGCTGCAAACATCCTCGACCTGCGCGATCAACCGCATAACCTTGTCGGCTTTTACGGTGTAGATTTGACCATGCCAAACCAGCTCGACATCCTTAAAAATTGCCATTTTGCCTCACTTCATGCGTTTGTTACGGTGTATATGTCCACTGGCCAGACGATTGCAGCGACGCGGTGAACGTGATCGCGTCATTGTAGGCGCCGCTTTCTTCCACGCTCGACAGGAAAAAGTCGCCGGCCAGGGTCGCGCCGTCAGGGTATTCGATGGTGATATTGGTCAGCATCATACTGCCGCCAGCCATCACGATCGCGCGCAGTTCGTCGTCTTTGGTGATGCCCTCGACTGACAGGTCGATCTGCATCTGCGCAGCGTCATTCAGCAGCGTGCGGTAGCCGCTGTCGTCGTCTGTCGTTACGTCGATCGCTTCGCCGCCGTAAGAAATGGTTTTTGTGCGGATGCCCGCAATCACGGTTGTGCCGGTTTTTACCAGTAAATCGCGGCCTTTTGCTGCTGCCATTTTGTGTTACTCCTCGACGGTGAGTCGGAAAGTTTGTGTGCCGTGCCAGGTTTTGCCATCCGGGTCCATAAAAGAATCCGATGACAAAAATTCAATGCCTACCAGATTATAACACTCGACGGAAAGCGATGCACGATGCAAGATCGAATATATTTGCGCCTGGATTTCCTTCATTTCACTGCGGCCATGATAGCGCGACCATGTGTGAATGGTCAGCGTGATCTCAGCGCCCAGCTCTGTGTCGGTATCCCATTCGGAAATTGAATCATCGCCGATCGTGATATACGGAAACGCCGCATCACTGCCAGAATCATCAGCCTGTGGCGTGCAGTCGTAAACATCGACGACCATCGACATCAGCGCCGCAGATGCTGTCAGTGCCTCAAATATAGCCTTTTGCGCATTGAATTCGATCATTTTGCCGCCGCTGCAGCCTTTTTGGCTGCCTTTTTCATCTCACGCTTGACGCGCTTTTCCCAGACTTTCATCACCGATTTGTTCACCAGGTCAGGCAATTCGGCCCGCATTTCGTCTTTTGCCGGCTGTACAAACGGTCGCGCGGGCTTTGCAGATGATCCAGGCTTTCCCTTTTGCGTGCCGTGCTCTATAAATCGCCAGTAATACCCGTCATGTTTTGCGTCCTTTCCCTGGTCAAAATAGGTGATCGCTTTCGGCTGGTTCGGAAAACTCTTTTTCCTGCGGTGCTTGCCTGATTTTTTCAGCGTGCCAGTGTTCGTCGGCGTGCGCGCCTTGATTTTATCCTTTAGCGTTTTTGCCAGATCCAGGACGTGCGCACGGCTCAGGTTTTCAATCTCCTTTTGCGCCAATCCCGACAGCAATTCGGCAAAATCTTCAGCGCCAAATAATGCGACGGTGCTGATTTTGTCCGCCTTTTTCATTGCGCAGCCCCGCGTTCCGCCTCGATTTCCAGATACAGCTTCCTACCTCCACGCCGCAATATCGCCCGGATATTGTAATCGACGCCATCCCAGGTAATGCGGTCGCTTTCCAGTACATCATCGCGCCATCGGATCACAAACAAAACCATGTTTTTCGCTTCTACCCGGTCAGCCCTGATCGATTCTGTGCCGGCTTTCGGCCTGACATGCGCCCAGACGGTTGCCACGGTCGATAGCGTGATGTCATACCCGCCAATACGGTCAGCCGTGCGCGTTTCCCGGCGGATTGCGATGCGCTTGTCCAGTTCGCCGACGTTATACATTACAGCCCCAGGTTAAGCCGGAACGGATGCGCCAGCTGCACAGCGGCGTCGTTCGTATAGGTTTGCATGTTCTGGATCGTGCCGCGCTGTTCATACAGGTCAGTAATGTACAGCATGATTGCCTGTTTCAACGGCTTTGGATAATCCGGCGCCGGTGACGTGCTGAAATCCTGGCCGGCCGCCAGCTCTACGCACACGCTGCGGCCATCAGTCGGCCAGTCATTGATCGCGCGGATCTCACGGCGCCCGCTGTCCAGCTCGTAATCGCCATATGCCAGCGTTTGCAGCATTCCGTCTGGGTCGATGTAGCTGATCGCAGCAATCGCCGACACGTCAGGCAGCGCGATGTCGATCGGCTCATTGGCATCCGGAAATGTGTCAAAATAAACGGCGACGTCGCATTCAGCGATAAAACGCTGCGTGTAGGTTTCGACTTTTTCGCGCGCGGCAGAAATGATCAACTCGATATAATCATCGTCATCGGTGCCGTCGATTCGCAGCTGCAGTTTTGCATCCGCAACCGTCACCGGCTCGATGTCAGGATAGGTTAGCCGTTCAATTCGCTGAATAGTTGCCATAGGTCGCGCCGTTCGATGCCCGTGATTGCTGTTTGTATTGTAGCATTATACAGCCGAATGCCCAACGGTTCAGCATACATCGGCAGGTCATTGAATTGCTGAACCCAGCCCCTGATTCCCTCGCAGTTTCCCATGCCTTTTGGATGGTCGTCGTGCCAGTGCCGCTTCCCGCCGGTGTGCTGCATGTCATAGCCGACCAGGATAATGCGCTGCGCCCCCATGTGGTACGCCAGCCCGATCGCCTGATACCCGCTGTTTTTCCCGCCGTGAACCGTCCCCGGATGCGGGCAAATTCCCTCGCCGGATTTCAGCTTGACCAGTGCTAGATCGTACTGCCTGGCGCTCCACGGGTCGGCTGTCCACTTTTCGGCCTGCCACGGCGCTTCTTCGGCGTATCGCTTCCACCAGGTTCGGTCGCAGGCATAGAGCACGTCGCAACTTGGCACGGCTCGCCAGCTTGAATTGACGGCAATAACTCGGCAGCGCCCGGCTTGCTGCTGCTCGGTGATGAATTCGCACTGTTCGGCCGTGAGTGATGGGCCGCTGGCGACAATAACGGCGGTTTGCCATCCGATTCGGCCATATACTTTGGGGGCTCTGCCTCGATGCGCTCGATCAAATTGGCGCGCAGCAGATTGATCGCCATGCGTTCCGACGTCACCGGCACGATCTGGCCCTGCGAAAAATTGCCCAGCTGAATGCTTTGGAATGCCTTTTTTGCCCTGTATTTCATGCGTAAAACCTCAAAAAAACGAAAAAAAAGGCCGGTTTCCCGGCCTTCATCATGCTACCGATCAGGCATCTGGCAGTGTGCCAGCGCAGATTGCGGCTGGACGGAACACCGCAAAAGCACCGCGCATTTCGCCACGGATGGTGATCAGGTTCTTCTGGACGTTGTCGCCGTCTTGCTCGAACATTTCAATGGTAACGCCCTGGCGCTCGAAAAACATCATCGCGTCGCTGGCTGCGCAGATCAATGTTCCGGCAGGAACGTTGTTGCTGGCAACCACGGGCAGGCCCCAGAGCATCGGCGTCAGGCCGTTGTTCAGGTAGCTGATCGCACCATCTGCACCAACGTAGCGGTCGTCACCGGTGCCGACTTTCTTGCGTTCCATGCGGCCCCAATCTTCCGGGTTAATCATGTAAACGCTCGGCGCGTAGTCACTGGCTACCACTTCGTATTTCAGCCGGTTGGCGAAATCGAAATCGTTGTCGGTTGTGCCAGCGGTGACGGCAGTGTAGTTGCCGCTGCCCAAGATGCCGGAAATGTTTGGCGCAGTGCCGTTGCCATTGATCACCTGGTATTCCAGACGCTGGCGCAGGCCGTGAGTCAAACGGATGTTGATATAGCTTTCCAACATCGGCGCGTCATCCAGAACCTGCTTGGACACTTTGATAAAGTGCGCAATGGTGCGGACGGGTACGTCAACGCCTTCAAACACCAGATCGCTTTCTGGCTTGGTGCCGCCTTCGGCAGTTTCGGCTGCGTCATTTGTCCAGCTGGTTTCGCGGGTATAGTGGACGGTGTTGCCGGTAGCTTGGCCGCCGGGTACTACATCCAGAACACGCAAGGCACGGAACGCGCCGCCAACGATGCCAGGCAGCGTCTGCAAAGGCACGATGTCATTCGTGGGGTTCTGCGGTGAACCGCCTTCGCCCAGGATGGTGTTCGCTTGAAAGGTGTGCGCGGCTTTGGTGCTGCGGCCTTCTTTGAACGCCTTAAATGATTCGCTGTGAACGAACGACGCGCCAAACGACACGGCGGTTTCTTTCACGTCTTTTTTATCAGACTTTTGCTGAACGGCGATCAGCTCGGCGGCCAGTTTTTTGTATTCGCTGTCCAGTGACGAAACCTGGGCCAGCATTTCTTTGGTAAGATTGCCAGTTTCTTCCAGCTTTTTGTCGTGTGCTGCGAATGTAGCGGAAATTTTCTGGTCGACGACCTTCAGGCCATTTTCCAGTTCAGCTTTGATTTGTTCGATGCTCATGGTCATTTTGCTCCGGTAAATTCAAATCGGTTAAAAACATCAGTTAATGCGCCTGGTGCAATTTCGCCGACACGATCACCGTGCAACTTTTTTACAGCCGCCACGATAGCCGTGGCCTCTGTTTGCGATGCGCCAAATCTGGCGCGTATGGCATCTTCAATATCGCACAACTTCACGCAATTTTCAAGAATTTGTGCAAAACTCGGCCTGTCTTGCTCGATTTCCTCGATTTTAGCCGCCAGTTTTGACATGTCGAAATGGATTTTTTCCTGACTGTGCATGGCAACCAGCGCCGTTTTAAGCAGGTTTTTCGGCGCGTCTTTTTCGATTTCGTCCGCAAAACCGTACTTTTTCGCCTCGTCGCCGCTCATCCAGGTTTCATCTGCCAGCATTTTTTCCAGTTCCTTCGGCTTCAATTTGCCGGCGGCGCGGGTCATATAGATTCCAGTCAACTGCGCCTCCAGCTTGTCCAGCATATCGGCCGTTTTGCGCAGGTCGTCAGCGGTGCCAACCTCAGCCGACCAGGGTTTGTGAATCATCATCAGGCTGGAATTGCCGCGCATGGTGATTTTGTCCGCCGCCATCACGACAACCGACGCCATCGACGCAGCAAAATCCACCTTCGCGTAAATCTTTCCCTTGTAATCCTTCAGCAGGTTATAGATCGCAAACCCCTCGATGATCGAACCGCCGCCGGAATTGACAACAAGCGTGATGTCATCATCTTCTTCGCCAATTTGCTCGGCCAGCCATGCAGCCGACACGCCCCAGGGTGAAATTTCGCCATCTAAACGGATCGTTTTCATATTGTTTTACCCTTAATCAATGGATT